CTAAATAAATTCTTGATTTCTTTGTATTTCCTGCTGGGCGTATATCAGCATTTGATGTTCATTTGCAGCCGGCAGATAGATACCTGCCACTGATGCACTCCAGTTACGAAAACGGTCAATACTCAAAGTCATTTCACCTGTTGTCAGCTCGGCAGAACTGCGCAAATAGGTTACTTCATTGCCTTTCTTGTTGACCGTCTTTCTCTCAAACAAATCACGGTTGCAAGTCCTCTTATAAAAATCAATTTTTGCTTCGTCGAGACTGCAACCGTACTCACTACCGAAATACCCTAAAAGAAGATGCAAGTAGCTGTTTTGGGCAAGCGTGCGGTTAGGTAGTTTCTTTTTCACTTCCACAATAGCCTTTTGCTTATATAATTGATTTACATACTCTTTAAACCTATCATGTTCAAAAGAATTATTTAGGTTAAATATCATATTTATACCTCCATATATAATTATATGCACTTTTAATATGTCCTCGACAACATTGAGATATAGTTTTAAGATTATAGCCATTTTTTAATGCCGCAATCGTTGCAGATGGATACTGATTTAATAAATTTCCACTCCTATCATACTGCAATACTACCTTCTGTTGAGATTCTGCTTGTTTCTTTCTACCGCTACCATAATTTGTATTATAGGCACAAGAGCACCATTCCAAATTAGAAACCATATTATTCTTCTTATTTTCATCTATATGATTAATTACAGGTAAATTAAATGGATTAGGTAGAAAGGCTTCGGCAACAAGTCGATGAATATTTTTCTGTTTTAGTTTATTTTCTTTCGATAAACTTACAGATAAATATCCATTTCTTACAACTTGCTTTAACATACGACCTTTGTATATCCTTTGTTTTCCTTTATACCTATATCCAACAGTTCTATCAACTGAACGTATCTGACCATAATTAGACACTTGGTATAACTCTTCATATCCTTTTACATCTTTCCAAATTTCTTCCATATATTCATTCTTCAAGTCGAACAGCATACGCTAAAAAGGCAAATCGTCCTTTACATTGCCATTAGCATCAACCGGAGGCGGAAAGTTCTGCGGCTGTTGCTGATAGGTCGGTTGTGGCGCTGGCTGTTGTACCGATGTTGTTTGTTGCGATACACCACGCGCATCTATTTTGTAGCACCGAATAGATGCCATACGTTTGAGTTCTCCGTCTTGATTCGTCCAAGAACGCCCTTGTAAGACAAATGATACAGTAACAACATCACCCTGATTAAAGCGGTCAAGTTCTGCACACTTATCGCCTGAAAACTCTAAGGGAATAACATTCTCATACTCGCTACGCTCTCCCGTATAAGGGTCGTAAGTGGTAGCATCTAAAATGAACTCCCGTTTTGTAAACGAGGAACCACCGTTTTTGGATGGTATTTGAACAGTTTGTCCGATTTCGGTTATCCGTCCGGTTATTTGATTTGCCATTAATTTTCTCCTCCAAATATCTTTTTATCGGTTATAAGCTCTCGGTTCGCTTCCAGAAATTCTATGAAATGTTCACAATGAGTTGTCAACAGTTTAACCGTCTGCTCATGGTTATAAGTGTAATACTCCGGATACTGCGTTCCGCTGATTAATGGAGTACGACTCGTACCTCCTTTCAACTGGTAGGCAGTGTACTCAAATGCTTTCACACTCCCCATTTGACCAGAAGCAATCAAGCAGTAAGGATATACATGCCGCTGCCAACCATGCTCATATTTACCGAAATCATACTTTGAGGTCGCCTTGATGTCGTAGACCGTATCTCGGAGAAGTTCGTCTATAAACCCGTAAAGCTCCACATCACCGTAACGGGTGGAAATAGTGGCAGAGACAAAGACTTGAGACAATGCACCAGCAAAATACCTCGACTGTTCAATACACCATGCTCGGTCAAACAAAAAATGACGGGCAGGCGCTATATCCGTAGACGGAAAAGCAACTTGTATAATATTGGTTTCTTCATCACCGATAATGGTATATGGTTCCCGTTCATTTGGAATATGTTTTTTCCTATGGATGTAACAATCTATGATAGCATTAAATGCCGTTCCTCTATCAGCAGCTTCACTCTCAAATGGAACGCGGTTTATCGCATCAAGCAAAGTTTGCTTGAGCTCCGCTTCAATCTCTTCGGGGCTTTTCTTGTATTCCCCCGTTTCATTGTCGACATTCCAAAAGCTTTCAACTTGTTCATCCGCCCGCAAATACTGCTCGAACTTATCGAGCAGCGACGGGTAAAATCTGTACTTAGGCGGCTGGTTCATATTTATTGTTGAGTTTATTAAACTTTAATCCGAGTTGCTTACATCTCTCATTGAGCATCATACCAGCCCTTACCTTGCTGTCAAAGATATGGTTCATACTCGCAATCGCTTCCCGTACCTCATTAGCCGACTGCATATCGGTTATCTGCTCCACCGTATCACGGATAACTTCAAGAACCTTATCATATTCAGAGGACAACTCTGTTTGTTTCATCTGATAATCCTTATAAGTATTGATGATGTTTGTCATAAAATCATTCTTTCCCGTGACGGTACCGGAAGCGTCAATAATGACAGGAATCTTAATACGTGAGGGAAGATTGCAGGTGTTCTTACCGTAGAACTTCTCACACGGGTCAAAGGAGATTGTTCTATCTTTGCCAATGGCTTCCATGTAACCAACCAAATCCAGTTCCTTAATCAAGTCACCGGCAGATGAACCGCCAATCTCCGGACGTATCTGTTTTTCATCACCGACTTTCTCTTCCCGTTCGTGAGCAACGAAGATAACCGACTTACCCATGAGGGTAACTTGATTTACAAAGCTGATAAACATATTCTTTCGTACCCCATATCCCTGCAGGGAAAGAGTGCCATCAACTTTCTTCATTTTTGGGTTGGCTGCCATGATAGCCTTATCCATGAAAGAGAGCATCTTTCCGGCAGTGTCAATCACAATCGTGTCGAACTCCTTGATTTCTTCGGAAGCAAGTACCTGATTCGTCTCGTCCCAGCTTGTTATCTGAACGGTCGGTACACGATGGGCGGCATTGACACGGTGAATGCCACCGTCATAATCGAATAGTACAGGGTTGGGAGCAGATAATGCCAATGTTGTTTTACCCATACCCGGCTGTCCGTAAATCAGTGCTGACAATGTAGTCTTAACGGTCAGCTCGTTAGGTTTCTTAATCAAACTCATAATGATAAAATTTATGTGGTTAATAAAAAATGTCGTGGAAGTTGACGGACTCGAACCGCCAGTCTCCTCGAATGAGGTGTGTTAGCCATTACACCGAACTCCCGAATAAAAAAGGTGTACTATCTTCACAGACGGCACACCCAGCACAAACACAAAATAACATACTAAACTATATCTGCCCTCGCTTGGGCATTGCTCCCAGATAGGCGGCCAAGCCACACCGGGAAGGGTAGTTAACAAGATAGATGAAATATAAAACTCAAATAGGGGCATTCTCCCTACGACGTCCTTTTCGTCGGCATTACTGGTTAAACATAAAAAAAACTGTGTGGGTAATACGGGACTCGAACGCCGTGACCTGTACATGAATGAAACCTTTAAATAATACCATGACAAATTACCAACATTAAATAATCATGTACCGCTCTACCTGACTGAGCTAATTACCCGTTTCTGCCCGCTATATCTTCACAGACCCTGCCGGCAGTAGTCTAACAAAACAAGTTTTTATGTAATGCACTTCCTCCGCTGAGGTTCATATTTTTATTATCTTCTTCAATACATTGTAATAGAACCAAACAGAATATACCATGCCAAAAAGGTTAATAGTATAGTTCCACTCTCCCGTCATCGGATCAACACCGTTGAACATTGCCAAACAAGGCAGAGCCAATACATTAAGCAATAGCACGTTGAGAATTATTCTTTTCATGGTTTCTTCCTTTTCTTACTTTTGCAAAACTCAACACATCCGAAGCATTATAATAACTTCGTCCATTAGGTCTATATTCAACTCTCACTCTTCGAGAATTTACCAAGGTTTTCAATCTACCGGGTCCACCTACTATTCTTTCTGATTCCCTCTTAGGAAATGTACGCTTATCCATGATGGTAAGTATATCTGCCAACCTTGCCTCCGCCGTCCCATCAATCAACATAGAACTGCGTAAATCACCGTTTACCTCATATATCATGCTGCCAAAAAATTAAAATTATTATTACTCCGTCCCCCTACTCTTATATAGCGCATTGCAGTCCGTACCCGTGAGGGTGTTTTCATTCTCCGCAAATCAAAATCATTGCAAGTAACCTGCATCACAACGAAAAGAACGGAGAATAAAAGTTCAAGTCCATGCTTCCGTAATTCATTCAAATCGAAATTGCGTTTCATCTTGTTACAAATCATATACAGAAGCAATTCAGTATCTTTGGATATGCCTAATTTTCGATAGATAGTCCGTTTCTGTGTCTTGATAGTCCAAACAGACTTACTCAGATTATCGGCCACTTCTTTGTCAGCAAGTCCCTTACAATACTCATTTGCAACAAGCATTTCCGCTGGAGAAAGGGAAACCATTACGCTATCCTTTTAACTCTGAAAATTCCGTTCTCTGTATCGTAATCCCCGTCTCTACTCCAATTAGCCTTTTCTCTCCACATTCTTTTTCGCAAACGTGGAATAATACTTCCGACAATAGATTCAGACTTTTCAAGCGGGAATTCAACAACTTCACCTACTTCCATATTCAGCAAAGCCGCAGTCCAATTTTCTGTAATTCTCTTTACCATTTTTTGTATGTAATTAGTTGATTAATATTTGAGTTCTCCCGAACCAATTCGATTGGCAGCATCACGCTTTATTCGGGAGATTTACTTAACTTTGAAGTGCAAAATCTAAAAATTAAGTAAGTATGAGTTGGGAAAGAAATCTAATTAGGTTATATATGCGTTCTCTGGATGAACAAACCGAATGGGTATTCAAAATACAAACAACGCTTTTAATGGTAGCCTCAACCACCTTTGCGGTAATCATTTCTTTAAGCAGTCCTTCAGAGGACAGTCTTTGCAACAAGGTTCTCCTTGTGACTGCAATATGCGTAAATGCACTCTGTATCCTTTTCTCTGGAATATCTCTATGCGAGAATAGAGTGTTGAGCAATCAAGCTGTGCGCACCTATCAGGAATACCTAAGAAAATATCATAACGGGGAATTACCGCACGGTCAAGCTTACGTATACGAAAGCATACCAAAAAGAAAAATCTTCGTATTCTGTGAAGGATGTTCGTATGTCTCATTCCTGCTGTTTATCATCGTATTGGTTGCATATACTATTGTAAGGAGTTTCTGTTAATTATTCCTCATGTTACGAAGTATATTTTTAAAAACCCTCCAACAAAAGTATAGTACAAAGGGGAACAGTACCATTTGAACGATAGTCTGTATCACATAATTCACAGACAAGGCATCAATTGCATACTCGATTGGTGAATCCTTAATGTAATCTATGATTTCATTCATTTTCTCTCTATTTTTATTAATATTCGTGCCCCGATAATCTACAACGATTTCAAGACGGAATGATGTACCGTTCGGGGCATGTTGGCTCCTTATTTCCCAGGCTGCTTGCCTCTGCTCCATAGCTGCTTGCTTCGACCCTTGATAGCGGCTTCCCCTAAAAGTACACACCACCGTTTTACTCGCCCCTTTTTATAATGTGGTTTCAAACCTACTGGACGCGGATTCTTCCGAATAGACTGCTTAGGGCAATCACTCCATCTCGTTCTCTATCTCCCATCAAAGGGTAGGCTCAAAGACCGGATAGAGATTATTTCTACTTTTTCAGAATATCCAAAAGCAACTCTTTATCCACTTCCCAAAGATTATAGCCTTTAGTAATCTTTCTGCTTAGATACTCACGTTCACCAATCATGGCGATTGCCATTTCCCTCAAATCACTTGCGCTACATTTTTCGGCTTGGTCTATCAAAAGATTCGAAAGACATTTACGCTCTTCTTGTAGTTCACGTACTAATGCAGTCTTTCGCTCTATTTCTTTAAGTGCGGTTGGGTTCTCAATCCACAGCTTACAAAAAACATCTTTATCAAGGTCTGTATTCATGTAGCATTCCTCAACCTCGACATAACCGTCAACCGGTAGCTTTAATCCTGTTCTCTCTTCAAATTCTTGTTGTAACATATCTGTTTTCGTTTTAAGTTTAGTATTTTGGAAAGCTGCCCGGTGAAGGGTAAAGGGGTAGCTTGTACTCAGCATCCCTCACGGCTTTTATCACCGGTATAGCACTGACCTTTTCTGCAGCTTTGTTTATATTTAGTCACCTACATAACGAGAACCGAAAGCACCTTTGCTATTTGGATTGTAGTAGGCGGAAATTGGAGCATTGAAAGAATCATAAGCACTTCTTCTTTCCGGTTGTGCCAAAGCTGCTTTCATAGCTTCTTTCTCAGCTTTTCTTGCTTCTTCATCAGCGACACGCTTCTTTTCATTAGTCCAAGCAAGTTTAAGGCAGTCACCGAAAGTCTGTACACCGTGAGTAAGTTGGTATAGCTTGAAATACTTTCTGTATATCTCATGAGCCGTTTTCATAATCTTGTGTAAATCGTACTTTTTCATTGTCTTACTCCTTTTTAGGTATGTTGTTTTTTTGGTTATCTCAATCAAACTTCGCATCTTTGTCGTTGTTTGTTGTTCGATGTTGCAAAGATACTATATTGAGAATTAAAAACAACTATATTGATTATTATTTCATACCATATTTACTATTTTTAACCAATTTATACTACAATGAGTATAGCAGAGCGATTACAATATATTGTCGAAGAGTTATTTGACGGAAACAAAGCCGCCTTTGCACGTGCTATCGGAATAGCCCCTACAAGCATATCTAACTACTTAGGAAAGGACAGAGCTTCTAAGCCATCAAGTGATATACTTGAAAAAATAGTCAATTCAGTAGAAAAGGTTAATGCGTACTGGTTATTAACCGGAAAAGGAGAAGCATTCTCCCAAAATAATCAATATAGTACAAATGAATCATATATTGATTCAATCCATAATGTATCCGAGTATATAGAGTGCATCCAAAATCTTTCTGAAGCCAGTAAGAAAAATGCAGAAGCCAATATACTCAATGCAGAGGCTAACAATAGGAATAGCCAGAATTTAGAAAAACTAATTTTGTTAATCGAAAGAAAATAATACTATGGCAAAACCACGTGTATTCATAAGCTCAACATTTTATGATTTGCGATTAGTACGTTTAGAATTAGACAAATTTTTAGAAAGTATTGGATATGAGCCTATACGTAATGAAGAGGGAGATATAGCTTACGGGTCAAATGAATCTTTGCAAAATTATTGTTATAAAGAAATTTCAAACATTGATATTTTCATTTCTATAATCGGCAATCGATTTGGAAGTATAAGCGAAGGAAATAAAGAACGTTCTATATCAAATATGGAATTAAAGACAGCTATAGAACAAAATAAACATATATTTATTTTTATAGAAAAAAGCGTCTTTGTTGAATATGAAACTTTTCTTCTAAATGAAAATAACAAAGACATAAAATACAAATATGTAGACAATATTAATATTTACAAGTTTATTAAAGAAATAAAAAACTTGCCCAACAACAATAACATAAAAGATTTCGAAAGTGCAGATAATATAATATCTTATTTAAGAGAGCAATTTGCTGGATTAATGAAAAAATTTTTCATACAAGAGCAAAGAGAAAACGAAACTAATTTAATAAGAGACATTAATAATACAGCCACCACACTTAAAGAGTTAGTAGATTATATACAACTAACAAATAAAGACAAAGAAGACGAATTAAAAGAAATAATAAAAACATCGCATCCAATTATAGGTGAGTTAAAAAAATATCTCAATATAAAATACAAATTTTACATTGAAGATTTTAATGACTTAAAAAATCTATTAAGCGCTAGAAGCTTCAGAGAGGCCGACAACAATAAAAAAGAGTATATATTTACTAGATACTATCAAGAAGATGGAGAAAGTGATAAATTGTTTATCGATAAATCCATTTTTGATAATAATATGAAGCTAAAATTATATCGTCCTGCTGAATGGAAAGAAGATTTTATATCTTTTAAAAGAGAAAAAATTGAAGATAATTTACCTTTCTAATTATACTATTTGACGATGTAGTGGAGATATACAATGTGATTAAGGTCGTTGAACGTAATATGAGACTATAATATCAATCTAAAAAGTAAAATACTATGGATTTTAAAGACACTATTAAACAGCTTGCTGATAGAATTGAAAAGCTGAAAGATAACATTCAGACAGAAGAAGCAACTAAAAATGCTTTCATCATGCCTTTTATTAATGCTCTCGGATATGATGTATTCAATCCTTTAGAAGTGCTTCCCGAAATGACATGTGATATTGGAACCAAGAAAGGAGAAAAGATTGATTATGCCATTATGAAAGACGACCAGCCTATATTACTGATTGAATGTAAACATTGGAAGCAAGACTTAAACCTGCACGATAACCAACTCCTACGCTATTTCAACGTATCAAAGGCTAAATTCGGACTTTTAACCAATGGAATTATCTACCGCTTCTATACAGATTTGAAAGAGCCCAATATAATGGATGATAAACCATTTTTAGAAGTGGATATTACAGACTTAAGGGATAATCAAATCGAAGAATTGAAAAAATTCCATAAGTCGTACTTTGATGTGGACAATATTCTGAACTCAGCCAGCGAATTGAAGTACATGGGAGAGTTAAAGGCTATTATCCAAGAAGAATTTTCCTCACCCAGTACGGATTTTGTAAAGATGTTTGCTACAAAAGTTTATGATGGCAGAATGCTTCAAAACATAATAGACCAGTTCACACCTTTGGTTAAACGTGCCATCTCTTCACACATCAACGATATTATTAATGACCGTTTGAAAGGAGCTTTGACTGTCAGCGATTCCAAAGTAGAAGAAAACCAAACCAAAAATAACGGAAATACATCAGAAGAAGCTATAGAAGAAGTAAGTACAGAATCCAAGGTTATCACTACAGAAGAAGAATTAGATGCATACAGAATTGTAAAAGCTATCTGTAGAAAGAAAGTGGATATATCTCGTATAGTATACCGTGATGCACAAACTTACTTTAGTGTTTTACTTGACGACAATAACCGTAAACCTATTTGCCGCATGTATTTCAATACAGCTACTAAATATGTAGCTACTATTGATGAAAACAAGAAAGATGTGAAACATGCCATTGAAACTCTAGATGATATTTATAATTACGAAGATGATTTCTTTAAGGCAATAGACATGTACGAGCACAAAGATTAATGTTATTTCGATATATATTAAATATGAATCAAATAATTGCTGACTGCTCATGTCAGTGGAAAAGTTCAAACCATTGTTCCCTCACCCCCACCTGTAAAGGCTGGGGGTGTCGGTTTCTCGCCACTCCCATAGAGCAACTGCCGACCACCGACAAGGAGAAAGCAAAATTATTTTCCAAAGTGTACCGGGAAGCAAAAAGTAAGGGCATTCTTGAATGCCCACATTACCGCTCTTTATTCATTGATGAAGTGCTCGAAAATATAAATAAAAGTAACGTAACATTACAAACTATGAACTGATTTTTCTCATTTATTGTCGGACATCTATTTCAGCCAACTTGCAAAGGAATGATACACAGATTACAACTGCATTTTCAATACTATAAGTCTAGTTTAGTTTTTGTGTAAAGCACTTCCTCCGTAAGCGAACGTTGGAAGTGCTTTTATTATAGACCTATTAAATACTAATTTTATGAGTATCAACTTCTTCCGATTAATCGTCTGTCCATTTGATAACTTGAATTACAAGACGTCCTATCCACACTTGCAGCTGACGCTCTATCACCCCATATAGCTGGGCTGTACTCCGAACCAATACCACAGCCAAAGCATAATTCCACCCAACCAGACGAAAGCCACATCAATATAATATAACCTCAATATCCTACTGATCAACACACCCAAAAGTTCGCCACAAAGTACATAAGCAGCAACCATGGTAACCATTTGTTCGTTAGCTATTTTTATTAAAACCAAAGTTCCTATAACAGGAATAAGAGATGTGCAATCTATAATGAATTGTTGTCTGTCGCTCAT